TCACGCAATCCGGGTAGTGCAGCTTCAGCCCTTTGTAGGTCGGTTAATACGTCACCGCGCTCTGTTGCAAGCTTTTCTGCTGCTTTAATCGCTGCCCTTATTTGTGGTTCAGTTTTAAGTTTAACTTTAGCTTTAGCTTTAGCTTTTTCACCCTCTATCTCTGGTTCAAATTCGAGTTTAGCGGTTTGCTTCCCTGTCTCTTTTGCTTCTTCTATAGTACCGACTGAGCTTGCAACTTGACTTGTAATATCAGGGCTTGCAGCTATCCTCTCTTGTGCTGATGTTCCTGCTGGTGCCATTGTGCGCAACTTGATTTTTGCAGCATTCCTTTCTAATTCAGTTGCATTTGGATCTTGAGCGATGGTAATTAAATTTTGAAATTCTTGCGTAGCCGCTGGTGTTTGTTGTGCGCGACCCACACCACCTAACTGTAATGCTTGCTGAGTTCTACGCGCCAATAAATCAGGATCACTATCAAGTAGTGCCAAAGCTTCGTCTGTTGTTTCAGTTGGCAAGCCTATTTCTGAAAGCCGTTTTTTACGTGCGATTAACGAATTCCTTGCGCCTGAAATATCTCCAGCCTGAAGAAATGGATCTAATATCTGCGCACCTTGGACGATTGATTTTAACTTTGCGGCTTCACGCCGATTCATTTGTGATAACGGACTTGCTGCCTCTTGTGCTGCTTGTAGTCGTGCCGGTTGTTGAGCTTTTAGTAGGTCGGTTTGTAATCCCTGCTGCTCAAGTGCTCCGACTTGTTGCTGATCTTGTATAAAACCACCAAATAAATCTGGTAAATCAGGCACATTAGCAGCGAGTGATATTCTTGGATCAACGGCCATGTGTTACCCCTATTTTGTCATAGTTAACCTGCATGAATCCGTTAACATAATATATTGCATCAGGGCGTTTCTCTAGCACTTCATCGGCCATAACGCCAAAACCTGAACCAGATAAACCAAACTCTTTATAAGCCAATTCATTCCAATCCCACAACCACTTGTTGAATCCGTTTTCTTCGCCAATTAACTTTTTATTTGTCTTGAGTCGTGGGTCTGATGCAAACATTGCAAACTGCGCGGCATCCTTACCAATGTCTAATATTTTATTAGCTCTCGCACCTCTCGCATTTGCAGCACCGACTATGCCAGCCGCTTCTGCTGCTGTACCGCCTGTTTCTAACCCTGCTGCCTGTGCTTGTTGACCAGTCAGTAAGTTACCTTGCGCTGTGGCTGTTCCTTGACCGAGATTTAATAGATTAAGTATATCGCTTCGTTGCTGACCTATTAACCCTTGACCTGTTGCTAATGCGCTTTGCTGTAAGTCTTGAAGCGTATCACCAGCAGATGCACGACCACCAGCAGCAGCCGATCTTAATAATGGCTGTTGAGCTTGGTCAATAGATAATTGCAATAACGGATTGCTTTGCAAAAAGTCAAACTGAGCCTGTGGGTCTGCTAAAAATCCAGCCAAATCAACACCACGCTGCCCAACATCTGCAAATGGTTGTTGTAATGCAGCAGCCTCTTGCCCGACTTGTCGAGTTAATTCAGCTTGCTCCCTTGCCGTTTCAGCCTGTAAATCACCGGCCTGTCCAGCAGCCTTAACTGCTGTTTTCCCTGTCAAATCACGCACGAATCCCAAAATTGATCCCGTTTAACTCATATACTTTAATAATTCACTATCGCCGATTATACCATTTTTTTCAGTACATTGACTAATAGCCTCGATAACTTCAAATCCAAATGATTCAGCATACCGCTTTACATTCGGGTAAATCTTCGGAATGTCGCAATAAATCGGTATATTCTTCGATAATCCATACTCTAAACCGTCACGCCCAAATTCAATACTTAAATGCTCTCTATACTCTGGAAGCACTTGAATGTGCAATTTTACACCATCCCTGAATTCGTGATAAATCATTACTGCAAACAATTTATCTTCAATAAACCCACCAATATATTCACAATCTTCAGATGGCTCAAACTCGTCAGCAGGTATGGAATTGTCATCACTGATAACGTCATATATCTCAGGGTGACAAAGCACCTTACACGCTTCTTTAGGCGTTATTAGTTTGATCATTAGCTTGTCAGTGTCGCAGTCATTGCAACGCTCACGCTTGAGTTAGCACTTGCCTTTGCTTCGATTGTGCCACCCACTTGTATTGCTTGGCCTATGATCGACGGTGCTAAATCATTTTTATTTGCCCTAATTGTTTTATCGCTGATTAATTCATTTAGTGTTGTTGCTGTGCCACTTTGCACAATGCGAACACTATAAGTTACATTTAAAGATGAATAGTTATTAAATACAGCAGCATCAATACCAGCACTCAATTGATCACTTGGCACTGTATAAAGTTGTTGCCATGCAGTTGTTAAGTCGAAAGCCGAAACAATTGGCGTTAGTGGTGTTGTTGCCATAGTTTATCCTCATTAATCCCAAAAAACGCCAACTTCAACAAAGCTTCCATTGATCACTATGTTGCACCGAAATCCCCTGTTTGTTAATGCGCCTTCAACATCGCTCAGATCTAATAGCGACTGATCGGCCTGTTGTATTTTTGGAATGTCGCCATCTAGCTTCATATTAAACTGAAAGGTAGCGAATTTTTTTGATACTTACCGATGTTATGCCACTATCGATGGTTGTGAATGTTGATGAATCATAAATGGTAGTGTATGTTTTCGGGTCATATGCTGATGTCGCTGTTGTTGATTCTTGTAATGCCATTAGAATTCATCCCTCCAGTTAAGTTGAAGTGACACATCACCTCCACCACCAGGCCCTGTTTCTACTGCAAATATAGCTTCGTCACCGTTATATAAATTAAACCCCTTGACTTCAATATTGTCTCTAAAATTATTCGCTAGAACAACCGCAACATCGGTTGCTGGTGATAATTCTGTTATTGTTGCCGCCGTCTTTGATATCTGAATAACTGATTCCTCGGTGTTGAAATCAGAATATATAAGTGGTGTACTCAATGTGATACTGGATGGCGCGTAAGCCTTAAATACTAGATCCTTATTTGTCTGGTTGGTAGATACAATAATCTCAACAACAGACCGAACATGATTGGACTTACCATGATATGTTGCCCTTGGTTTTAATGCCATTAGGTGTGTTATTGTTCCCGCTGCGACAGTAAAGTTTAAAATAAAATCGCCAAATCTTCGGTTGGAATTATTATCCTCGTCACTTTCTCCGACAACCCCGGCGCGCATGGAGCTAGTTGCGACGCGTAGATCAGCACCAGTTCCAGAAGTTCTCCCGCACTCAAAAGTGATCGGTAATGATGGGTTTTGTATTATTGGGCCTACTTGTGAATTAACTAGGTCAATAATATGAAATACAACCCACCCGTTTTCAGCACCAGTATAAACACTAAAAAAACAAGGGGCTATACCAAGCCATCCACCGCTGATTTTATAAAAATTCTTCTTTGTTGGATCTAGAGTAAAGCCACTATCACCAGTACCATCTAGTTTATCCTTATTAAACGCACTCTGATGTATGGGAGTCTCAACACTATCATTTAACCTAAACACACTAAAATCAGCTTCATCATAACCAATATAATAACCGTCCGTGTCGTTGAGTAGACCATGGTGTTGAAATGTGTTGGGTTCTCCAGTTGTGAATGTTGATGTAAACATACTCAAAAATTCATGCCCTGGGCGATACCTTAACGAGTCTTTAGTTACTAACTTAGCAGTACCTACACCAACTCCTGAACTAACAAATCCCTCACTTCCAGAGTGAATGACTGAACCAGTACCAGTGAGATCACCGGCTGGATCTGCAAAGTCGAATGCAGATAGGGAGTATTGAAGTTGAACACTGATATCATCAACCCTCTCCCCTGTTGTTAATTCACCAAAAACAGTATTATGTGCTGCCTTCCCTTCAAAGTCTTTTAGTTGGACGTTCAGCGGGTCGGGTAAAACATTATTACTCATTAAATTTCGCTCCAATCTGCGCCATCAAATACCAAATGCATCGAATAATTAAGTACGTTAATTGTTTTATTTGTAAATCCATCAATTGAGCCGGCAACTATCACCGAGCCGCCCCTCCTTTTTATGTGTACTTCGTCACCCTCAAGAGCATCTGGATCTAACGTGATCGTGATCTCGCTTACATTTTTGCAGACGATAATCTGGAATTCTTCGGCTGTTAAACTTACTGTTGTTGGGATTATCTCAAACTCTTTTAATTCAAGAGAATTTATTCGTGCTGCGTTTCTTGATACGCGAGAATTCGTCGATGTTTGTACTTGTTCGCCTTCTTCAATCGAGTCAGTTGATCCACCTGTGCGCTTCCATAATAAAAACATATCAAAAGCTAACTTATCGAGCACATCAGCCAGCGCCCTATTTTTACGAATTTCGGGTGTTAATCTTATATGTGGTGGTGGGTTGGATCGTGTCATCTGCCCACCAGTTTAATGTCAACAGCGCCGGAAAAGATTGAGATCGGCACCGGGTCACTTATACGCAACTTAATTATCAAGTCAGTGCATCGGATTATCTTAAACCATTCAACCCTCAGCGTATGTTCACCGGCACGACCAACACTAACGAATCCACCTGAAGCAAATGATCGACCACCATCAATTGAATATTCAACTATGATTTTTGGATCTTCACCCTGCCCGGTAATTAGTCCAATGCCTTGCTCCATTATTAACTCAAGCCTGGAGAATTTAATTGCACGACCTTTAACGCCTAAAATATCTGAATTAATACTTGCTAATATTCTTTCCCTGATTAATGTGTCTGAATCTTGCGTGTATTCATCAAGCTTTAACTCAAGCAAAGAACCGTTATTGAATACTAAATTTTTACCGTAGGCATTAGCAAATGAAGTTCCAGAATAAGCATCCTCGCTCACACCGGATGATAAATTAACCCATCCATTTTTACCTAGTGATTCATTAACTAAAAATGTCTTGTTTTCAGTTGGGAATGTTATCAGGTAAAAGTCTTGTCCTTGAAGCGTGAATGTGTAGCCTATAGCATCATCTATCGTGTTAAATGACTCAAGATGATTGCTTATCCCATCGTCACTTATGCGCTCCTTAGCATCGCCCACAGTGCGATATATTGCCCGATCATCGCCTAGCCAATAAATGGCATTGTCAGTATTGGCTATTGAGTGAATAGCCGCTAAACCAACAGTGAAAGCTTGCCCTTCAATCCGATCAATCGGTGGTCGGCCAACTCCGGTATTGTACCAAAGCTCACAAGTACGTTTGCCGAACCTATAAATAGTTTGATCGTAAACAAAGTCCCTTACCAAATCATCAGGGCTTGACTCTGCACCAACTGCATCAAGTCCATTCGCAGTAAGTGGATCACCCACCGTTGAAACTGTGGTTAGGTCTGGTTTAGTATAAAGAAATTGATTATTGAGAAAAGCAACTGAGATCGCACCGACAATATCAGCATCAGTAACGGTTGTCATTGTCTGAGTCGAGCTATTGTAAACCTGAACTATATCACTAACAATAACCAAATTAATGCCATCGTCAGCCATAATGCAGCGCCCTGCTCCCGATACCGCACCGCGATTAGTTTGCACATAAGCAGAATTGATCTCGTAAAGAATACCGCCGACAACGTGGAATAATACTTCTTTCATTATGTGTGCGCCACGGTCAGCACCTGAGACTGCACTTAAAAGACTTTGGCCGGGGAATGAATGCAAAACTAATTGATCTTTACCAAGTGCGCTAGTCTGGTGATACATATTCATCGTTAGTTGTGATGATAGTGGTCTGCTGCGCGATTGATAAGATGGCCCTGCAACCTGTACAGGTACGGTTGTGAATGTCATGGTGTGGCTCTGCGTAGTTTCGCGCGGGTCTGTGAGTATCGGCCTTTTTTGGCTCGTTTATTAGCGCCTTTTATGGCACCAATAAATTTATTGAAATATTTAATTGATTCGTTGTCATCTTCTGAATAAGTGAATAATTGATGTAATGCACCATAAAGATAGATATTAGGATCACTTGTTAGGATTTCATTTGTTTGATTCGATACTGTTAGCGGTGTTACTTTGGCAAAATATTTAAGTGTTAGCGTGTAATCTGTATCAGGAACGATGTCTAGCTCTATTTGGTCAGTAATAGTGTAACGGCAAGGTGTGCCAGTTTGATCTCTTATGATAAGCGCGCTAGGCACCTCATAATTCAATCTAAAACCCTCAACCCCGTTAATCTCAATCCTAAAGTCTCGTTGGCTGATAAAGTCAGTAGGCAATGCAACAAAACGCGATCCGCTACCAATAGGCAAACCCACTGCTGTAGCAGTCGCCGTTTTTTCAATTGGTCGGATTTCTAAAGGTTCTTCAGGATTGGCATAAAACTCAGTCTCAGCCAATGAGATAAAATTAGGTATTAACAAATCAAGATCGTTACGATGTGACCACGCAATGATTGAATCTACTAATGTGTTATAAGTCGATATTGCCATGATTCACCTATGAAAAGAAGGGGACGAATCCCCTTATATTATTTCTTGCGGTTGTACTTCCGTTTCGGCTTGTCCTTTGCCTTTACATCTTCCTTGGCATCGGGTTTTTGCATTAACGCTGGAATTTCTAACGGCTCATACTCAGGCTTTTCATAAGGCTTGGTTTTAGTCGTTACGACTTCCATCCAATTCTCTGAAAATTCACCCTGGGAACAGTTGAATTTATCCCCTGGACGCCGATATAAACCGCCAAAAAAACCACGCTTTTTAGCTTGTACTTCCATTACCCGATTGTCACGTTGTCAGCATAAGCAACATACTGGCTAACATCAGACAGCAAGCCAACCCATGCTTTAACAGTGATGGTCGGAGTCGAACCAGCAGTCACGTAGCGAATACCTAAGAATTGACCAATCTCATCACCAGTAACGGGTGGGATAGGAATGGCAAATACAAATCCAGCAACTAACAGATCTGCATCTTGCGCTGGAGCGGTAGGTGTGCCACTTTCAAAGACGCGCCGACCAAGAAGCTGCACACCTGTTGATTGGGCTGCATTAGTAGCAGTCTCAACGTCAAAGGTATAATCTTCGTCAGAAGATGTTTGATCTGCGGCTACCGTTACGCTGAAGATAACAGCTAAAGGCTCGCCATTGCCAACACCACGCGCAACTGATAGGTCAATCACGTTAGTTCCGACTGCACTGGCTGTAACAGCCTGATCGTCAGATAATAATAGTAAGTTGTCTAAAATCATAATAATCTCCTAAATTACTCGCGCTTCAGCAACGGTTAAGACATCCTGTAAACGTACCGGAATGCCAAGGAAAGTCATCTGGTGAATTGTGCGACCAAACTGGTTAAGAGCTGGCTCAATCAATACGACAGAGTTTGACTTGTCTAGTGCTGCAACACGCAAATGACTCGCTAAAGTACGGTTAACGTAAAATACAGGCTTAACCGAATCAATCGATGGAATGTGATCGATTGCGCGTGACATAAGCTTGATAACTGCTGTAGCCGCTGTTGACGCTTGCGTACCGGTAGCGGCAATTAAATCGCTGTTATCGATGTTTGCAATGCGTACTGTGTAACGCCAATCAGCGACCACTAAGCCAGCATCTTGTTGAAACAGGTCTTTGTATGCGCGGAATGGATTGCCAGAAGCATCATCAACATCATCGATACCCAAATCCTCATGGCTTAAACCAGCGTTTGAGCCTTTGGGGAAAATACCGTGTACAGTTTCTGAACCCCAACCGACCAGCCAAACTGACATATTATCCGTGCTAGTGCCACCAGCATCGATGATATTGTCGGCATTAGGAGCAGAGAGATCATTATAACGATTAGCAAAACCTACATACTCTTCAGGGTTTGCATTTGAACCGTAAATTAATGTAGTCTGCGCGGTTTGGCTCATACCTTCCATGTGTGCGCGGGCTTTTTGCATACGGTATGCGTTAACATCACCGTTCAATGCAGCAAGCTTAACATCAACGTGAGAGCGACCTTCCAGCATTGCGATACTTTCGACAATCTGTGCTTCGGTTGCTTTCTCAGGTGGTGTACCTTGGTTCATCATACGATAAAAACCAGTTGGCAAACCTGTTCGGATAGTTGTTCGGTGTGAAGTTGCCTCGTTACCCTCAACCCATACTTGATCTTCAAGCATTGAATTGGTTTGGGCTAGCATCTCCACAATTTTTGCGGTCTTACCATCTGGATCTCGGGACTTTGCCCAATCCAAGAGGGTAGGATTTTGTACGCTTAGTGTAGCCATAATTTAAACCTTACTTATGAATAAAATAAATCAGCATCAGATTTTGGTGCTGCCTTTTTAACGCCGCCTTTCGGCTTTTTGACCACTGGAGCCTTTTTGACTTTCTTCTTCATCGGCTTTACTTTTTTTTGCAACTCGTCAAACCTTGCTGCCTTTAAGATTGCTTGCCAATATACCGACTTACCGATTTGCGCTTGATCTTCTGCGCTCCATTCGTTAGCCGTAAAGAAAGTGTTAAGTAATTCCATATCAGCTTTATAAGCTTTTGTCGGCTTCCCATCCTCAACCCAAGTGGGATTAGCCAATATTAGCTTTTGCTGCTCTGCTGCCTCATCTTCTTTAGATGGTGCGTTATCACTTAACTTAGCTTTGGCATCGGCAAGCAATTTCTCTTGCTTCTGCTTCCGCTCAATAACTTTAATGTACTCATCCGGGTCATCTTCGCGCAATTCATTCAAGTCGATTTCTTCGGCTTCAATGGTGGCTTGCAATTCCAGCACTGTATTCCGTAGCTCTGACATTTCAGAATTTACTTGGTCTGCCACCTTAAGTTTGACAGTCTCGGCAATTTCTGCGGTTTTGCGTGAATAGTCAGACTGCATCATGTTGCCCTTTTCGAGCTTATCTATGTCATCTTCGGTGTATTCTTTACCGTTGATTTCAAAGACATATTCCTCAGTCTCTTCAGCTTCCGTTTCGGCTTCTACTTCCTCTGTTTCGTCTTCCTCGGTTGCTGGCTCCTCCTGGGAGGTTTCGATTTCGGTTTCTTCTTCAACAGTTGTCTCAATGAGTTCTGTTTTAGTTTCTTCCTTTGCGTAAAAGGCATCAGGTTCCATTAATGGATTGTCTGTTGTCATTTATTTATCCTTTATTGGTCAATTTAACTAAATCTTAGCTATTTTAACATTCTTTTAAGTAATTTTTCAAGCTTGCCTATGTTTTGCTCGGCTAGCTTGCCCGTTTTCATCGTGTTTTCTAATGCTTTTTGAAAGTCTGCTATGGTTTTCATCTGCCTCCAGAGTTCCTCACGCTCATCAGACTGCTTGTAACCTGAAGATTCAAACTTGCCTATCTTGTCAGCGCGAATCGCTGTCATAGCGTATTGATAAGCAGGGTTGTCGATGATTTGTTTAGCATAAGCAGCCATATTAACTTGCTCATGCGCTTGAATAAGTTGCTCTTGCCTGTCTTTATTTGTTGCCATATGAGTTCCGATTGGTTATCTCGTTGTGCATTATAACCTTTTTGCTAGTTAGTGACAATTTAGTTGATTTAGATCAATGTAATATTCTCAGGATGGTCTATGCTTAGAGGGAAATTTTAATTTAGGAATAATAATGATTAAGATTAGAACAAACGAAGATTTAGTTATTGAACATATATGTGACGCAGTTATTAGTGACATTGCCAAAATGCTGGATAATTTAAAATCCCCTTTATTCGTAAAGGAACATAGTGATCACTTCACCACTGAAAGGCATGAGTTAAACGGAATGACATCAGTTGAGGTGTATAACATAACTAAAAAGCAGTATTTAGAAAGTGTAATTAACTATCTAAATACTGAGTTACGCGACAAAACCGGCGAGGAATAATCATGACTAACGAGATAAAATTACTAAGGGCGTTCATCGAAGCATCGGGGTTTGATGTTGAAGATACTCAAAAGGTGATCATTAAAGGAGTTGAGCACAAGGGTAAGGCGCATGAAATTCCTGTTGATGATCTTGACAGCATGGAGATTATTAACGATTACAAAGTAACCAAGAAGCCAGATCCACTCAGAAAAGAATATAGCGGCGTAAGTCTTGAGCAATTAGTGAAGAATATATTCACAGTTTCTAATCTTGATGATGGGTATAAATTTATAAACTATGACAGAGATCAATTTAATGCTGTCTATGATTGGTTTATCCATGATGTCAAAGAAAAAACCAGTGATTCGTTTTTAATCTATGGTGTTACTGTTATGGGATATGGCGATGATAAATAAGCCCTGCTAATAACAGGGCTTTAGTTATACCTGTTTGTTATCTTCGACTTGTTTGCTTAAGTCTTTGCCAGCCTGTAATTCTAACTCGGTTATCTTGATAGCTAAATCGCTTAACTGTTTACGCTGGTCAAGTATTAACTGTGCATCGGCTTGTTGGCTATCTGCTTGCAATTTAGCAGCATCAAGGCTTAGCTTACCCCGCGCAATTGCAATGTCACCCTCTCGCTTGATTGCTTCCGCCTCCGCAAGTGGGTTGGCTGATGCTTGTAACTGTTGCCCCATCAATTCAAGTTGTTGGCGCATTACTTCATTTTCAGCAAGCAATGTTTCCTCTGGTGCTTCAGGGTCGTTGTAAAAGTCTCTGATACTACCAAGGCCAGTTGCCTTGATTAATCGCTCACGTACGTTATATCGCTTCTTATCATCGACTAATGTGCTACCCTCAGCCTTTAGAATGTTCTGGTCTGCCATGATACCGGTTAAAGTCTGAACCGATTCTTCGTTATCTGATATTGCTAAGCCCACCTCGGAAACAACGTGGTGATCAAACTTCCAATTGGTCGGGTCAACGGTTAATTGCTCACCCAATACCATAACTTCAACTTCGGTATTCTGGAAGCGCCCGACCATCCACGCAACACCTTCAAATAGTTTAGCCCATCCTGTTTCAGCGAATACCCGAGCGACTAACTCGACCTTCTCCGCACCTGACTTCTCGATACCTGTGAATCGGGTCGCTGTCTCCTGATTAAGATCATCAGCGTTCAGTGATTGCGATGTTGCTAATGCGCCGGTTCGGTTTGCTCGTTGCTGATCAAGATAGTTAAGCATCATGATCGCTTTATCGGCAACAAATGGAACTGTTAGCGGGAATATTGAACTTGCCGCCGTACCCTCGCCTTTGACTTGAACCGTACCGTAAGCAATTACATCGTTTAATTCGTCAATGTTTACGTTTTCGTCTGCTAGGTTGCGGGGATTGTTTACCATATACGTGTTATCAGCAGCACCACGAAGCATCTCAGACTTTGCCCGTTGCGTTTCCATTACTAACTCTGCACGACTACGACCAATAAGCTTGTGAGGCATTAAGATGGCAGATAATGCAGCATAGGGAACATGATCGAAAGGTTCGTTGACTAAAACAATTTGCCCTGACTTCCTAACATACCGTCGCTCTGCAATGCCATCATCATCAAAGTCAATCCTAACGTATCGGTTCTCGATTAATATTTCTTCGCTTGCCCAATCTGTGATCTCGTTACCGTCTGAATCATCGCTATCGTTTTCATCGTGGAATGTTACATCTTTAAGTTGAGACTGATTATTTTCGTTTTGGTCTGCACCTATGCGTGTTATTTCGCTTATCTGCTTGCGTGTGAATCCCTGTGATAGTAATTCACCTCTTGTGAGTATTTCATCATCACCGACAAGTTCAGCATCTTCCAAGCTGGTTGCAAATCGTGAAACTCTGAAGTTATCTAATCTGATACCGCAAATTCGTAGCTTTTGCTGGCCCTTAGTAACACGGAAAGTAATATCAAACTTGCCATCTTCTTCTGGCTCGGTTGTTTCGGCAATGTCAACTGACTTCACATCCTCATCGTTTAAATCTTCTTCAAGCGCAACGGCTTCAAAGTCACTTAACCCGGTGAACTCATGCTCAGTTGTTTTTAGTGTATCCTCGACAAAGTATTTAACGACTGATATTTTTTGGATCTCTGCTGATTTCATCCATCCGTGAAGTGTTGCAAAGCTTTCGGGTTGATGGCGTATTAACCAGTTGACGTATTTAGTTTTCTGATCCGCTTCCTTCTCATCTTCAGGTTTATCAGATAAAGGCGTGAACTTCATTACTTGACTTGAGCCAAGGAAAGTCCTTGCGAGTGATGGCATATCGGCTTCAACAACGTCTTGAACATCGGTTGATATTAAGCTTGACCGGCCTTCTTCTTCGTCACCAAATGGCATGCCCATGTAATACTCAAGCGCTTGCTCACTGGCAGCATTGAACTCGCCGCTGAATGCAACTGAGTCACTGTTAGCAGCATCAAGTAGCGTTACTAAGTCAGTCTCTTTCATCTTTGCCATTATGCTCTCTTCCTGGTTCTTTGCTTGTTTTCACGCCACTGTTGCTTAGCTGGTGCTTTAGCTAATGACATCATAACACAATCAGCTTCATTGGGCGATTCAATGCTTAATAGCTTCATCTCTGCTTTACCTAGTATCTGTATCAAATCGTTAGCGTTATCTTTCTTCGGTATGCTGCACAGTTGAGTTCTTAGCAACTCCCAATCTTGAATTCCATCGCTATCAAAGCTAATCATTATGTCAGGATCAACATATTGCCCTTTGACAACACACCTGTAAGTGTTATAACAACGATCAGCCAAGTCGGTATAGTAAAGCGCCCGGTTATTCCTGAATGTGTCCTTAAACTTCTTAGGGTTGGCATCTCGCTGAGCTTCGTCTGGCAAGTAAACCTTTTCAGCATTGTCCATGCCTTTGCCTGATAATGAGCCATCGAATATCTGGTATTGAACCTTAGTGCCTTTAAAGTTATCTGATACTTGTCGCTTGAGTCCAGTACCCATGCCGCCGCCATCCCAGCGAAATATGTCAGCATTCCATTCCAGGGCGTGATCTGTTGCCCAATCGCAACACTCATCAATTTCACCAGATGTTTTACTCTTGACTGCTTTAATGATTGATCCATGTCTTAATGCAAGTCCAGCAGCATCGCCACCATCATCAAAAGGATCGTGTGATACTATCTTAGCGCCGTGAGGTTCAAATACTTTCTTGAGCCTTTCCAGTTTATGCGCATCCTTACACGCATCAACCCATTCAGGTTTAATTATTGAGTTTTCTACTTCATCAAGATATGCACCATGCCATTTGTGATCGTACTGAGCCTGGGTTAGCTTATCGACATCATCTAATCGCTCCTGCTCCAGGCCTGAAGCTATGAACCATGACTGAGGCATATCAGTGTAATTCATCTGACAGACCATGATTGTATCATCTTCGTAGTATCCACACCTTGCTAACTCACTATCAGCCCTTGCTAGCCACTTCTGAGCTACTGCGCCGCACCTTTTGCCCCGATTCATAGTTATTATTATTTCAGGCATCTTCATATCGGAGTCAAGCAAGAGATCATTAAGCTGGTCAATGTTGGTTAACTTATTACCATCAAGTAAAGCCTCAGTGTCTTTAGCACTTAACCGAACGGATGCAGTTAATACTCTTAATGTGTTGGCTGATATGTCCTCGCCTTCTTCAATCCATAAGCCATCAACGCCCGATAGTGTAGATTTAAGTGAGGTTATGTTGCGAGCTAGGCCGCGATAGAATGTACGACCACCTGAAGGATGTGTGATTGATGTCTTTGTGTCGTCAAAGCCATTTATATTTAATCTGGCTATTTCGTCGAGTATGGTTCGGTGTACTGACTCCTCGATTGAGTTTTGGTTTTCCCTGGCACAACACCACAATTCACCGTTTGTTAGTTTAGCAGCAACATAATCAGCAATGCCCGTTGATTTGGTTGAGCCACGACCACCAACAATTATTTTAATTCGCTTGGGTTTAGTAAAGATTGGGTGAAGCTTGCTAACATACTCAATATCTATGTTAGCCATCAGACTTCACTGGGATAAAGTTGAATGTGTTTACTTCTACTGGCCCGCCATCTTTGCCTGTAACCTCCTGATTTATTTTATCACTCAGACCTAAATCTCTTGCAATAATATTTGGATTTAATAGGCCAGCACTAGCGCCCTCAAACTTCTGAATTTCGATTATTTCTTTGATTGCATTTATGACTTTGCAAAAATCTTTCCCCTCATCGGTTTCTTTATTTAATTCAGATTCAAATTTATTGAAATAAACCGAGTTAACATGCAGGAAAATACACAAGCCTTTAATAGTCATTGCCCTTAATAGGCTCTCTTGTCCAGTTACAACGCCTTGGTAGACTATAGCTTTATTTAGCGGGTTATCTTCGCACCATTGGAAATACTCACAAGCAGCCTCAAACATGATGTCGGGAGTTTTAAATATCTTATCCCGACCATGCTTGGCTCTTGCTTTCCAGAATTGATTGCCTTTAGGTGCTGCCATATTTCCTCTTAATTCGGTTATTTGCATAAATAAACGGTATTTGATATATATCCCCGCCTATTTACTTACTAATTTGAATAGTTATTCGCTTTTATTGCGTTTAAATCGTAATTAAGACCATGTTGTATTTGTTTTTGCAACCTCTGACCAATTATCTAATTCGCATGGGTGATGTGTCCATTCCGTTGTCTGAATTGCTTTGACTGACCATGTTGCACTTATACTTACTTCTCCTTCTCTAAATAATCCATCTGCAAATAGTGTCTCAGAAAATAACCCTGCTTTAAATAGCCCGTCAATAGATAAACTCATTAGACATCAAATGGAGCGGCTGATCCGTCACCAGTTAGTGCATGGCCTCTTATTTTAATTATATCTACCCCTACTGTTAGCGACCTCGTTGCTGCTGCCCAAATATCCGCCGCCGTATGTGTTGAGAATCCTGTTGCCGTTAACCAATTGCTTTGATTACCCTGGAGCTCGTTAGTGTCTGCCAGTATTAGTGCTATTGATGTGTTATCAGGCGCTACAGTGTTAAAGCCGGTTGCAGTAAGCCAATTGCCTTGATTAGTTTGTAACTCGTTAGTATCCGCTAGAATAGCCGTTATGCTGGCATTATCTGGTGCGACTGTGTTGAATCCGGTTGCCGTGTTCCAGTTATCTTGATTTAGTTGAAGTTCATTAGTGTCTGCTAATATACTTGTTATTGAAGATGAATAATCTGTAGTCGGGATTGCTGCGATTGCTGATGTGTGATCGACTGTTGGGATTGCGCTAATCTTTGTGTCGTTATCGGTTGTCTGAGGGTATGTTGGGTATACGATTTCTGAGTCTATAACAGCTCCGGCAGCCTCCGCTGAAAACTTAATATAATCACCGTTGGTTTCCGCTTGTGTCGGAACGTAATTGTGATTCCCCCCACCTTTATGGGTAACAACTCCAGCCCCGGCTATTCTCGAACCGTTATCTTTTTGAACAAATACTGAAATGGCAGAGGTAAATGCTAATCCATCCGAGATATTCACGGCTTTAAACCCTGCATTTTGACCTGCTACGTTCTTTTTCATCGTTTGAATCCTGTTTGTTGGTATCCAGTATACATTAAATTCCCCTTCGGCGCTTACTATAAAATCAGCACCCAAAACCCCGCCGCCTGTGCCTGATGTTCGCAAGCTTGAGCCTGATTTGAGTCGGTAATCATCGTTTATCGGATCGTTTAAATCACTAGCGTCTGTGATGTTAATGCTATTGCCGCCGGGGATTGTGCCATTGATTGCTAGTGCGGCGTTATAGTCACCTGTGCAACCTCTGAATGTCTCGTATGTGACCATTTCGTGATCGTGGTAGATATAAACATCGTTACATTCTGACTCATGAACAACAATGTCACCATTGTAGCCACCCGCTACCGCTCCTGTCGAATCTTCTGCGCATATTATGACGTTATTTAGTATTGAGTGTCGAACAGGTATGGATGTGTCACCCGATGCTGCTGGTGCTATATTGTATATAATGCCATTTTCCATCCGGCAAGTGTTGCCGCCGTGATTTATTACGTTTTTTGTGCCATAGTCATGGATAAGGAAATCTTTTATTAGTGCGTTGTCTGGAGCGTAAAATACTTCTTTTGTTGCACTTGGGCATGACAGTTCAAAACCAATAATATCTACGTGTCTGTCTCTAAATATAAATATAAATTCAATCGTATTATGGGTTAAATGAAAGCCGGTGCCGGGTGTGCCATCGTGCCGTTCACCATCAACAACCTCAAGGATAAACTTTCGTGTAGAGTCTGTTGTGAAATTATTAAAATCAATGCGGTTTTCGCTTAATCCCGCACCAAAATCGTTATAAATATTGAGTCTTGGCACTACATCAGAAGCGACTAAATCAGGGTAAGCAATCAGCATCTCGTCGAGCCAATCTTGAATCAACGTATAGCGGGTATTGCCTGTGCCTTTGTCGGAAGTTGATAAATCGTAGTTTATTATAGTGGGCATTTACTTGCCTTCGCGGAGTTTTTTCTTTGCGTCTAATTCTTCTAATGTTCTTATGCCGATTTTGATTTCTATCCGCTTTTTGATTATCGTTTGAAAGTAGACAACACCCAGTAAAATAAAAACTATAAGCCCAACTATGGTTGCGCAAGCATCGATAAATGCATTACCCCACTCAATCCACCACTTTTCAACCGCTGCTACTGCTAATGTGGCGACTCCAGTTTTAGGGCTTGTTGCTGCCGTTACCGCTCCAGTCTTTATCGCTGTCGATATCTCTGCAAGGGTGTTCATGAATTTTCTTCCTTAATTTGGACAGGATGCAACTTAGCCACACAATAAAGCCAGCCAAGATTAGGATAATAAAGCCAATTGCGCCCCTTATATACTCGTATTCCATTGTCCAAAGTCCTTGTCAAAAAGTATATTTGAGCCAGCATCATCATTGTACATAAAATATTATAAATCGTTGGCTGCATGTAGTACCAATACATTGTAAAACCTATACTATTGATGCAAACAAGAGACAATGCGCATAATGCAACTCGCTCCAAATTTTTGTTTCTATCATGGTAGGTGATCATTAATACACTGAATATAGCAAGATCAATACAGGCTTTGAAGAAATACATATCAAACCCGATAAGACCTTTAATGTAAATAAAATAAATAGCATACGCAAAAAGCAGAACAAGGGCGCTAACCCTAGTCCTGCTATGGAATAAAAATAAACTGAATAATGCTATGAATAGTAAGTTGATCATTCTTCTGGCTTTGGTGGTGGCCTAGTCTGACCATCACCTGTGCCTGTTTGCGGTTCGGGTGTTGGGTTTGGATTGCCTGGCATAGTCGTTCCTTCGGTTGTGTTAAAAATCTATGGTTAAACGCCTGTAAATCCGTTATCGATGCAGATTGGTGGCATTGTATCACAAAGTTGTTCTTCATCGCTTGTAACGCCATCGTATTCGCTATTCATAATTTCATCGCCTTAATTTTTTGCATATTCTCGGTAACAATCCGATTAGTCAGCAGCGAGTCGATATCTAAATCAACCCCTTCTCTGGTTATTTTTACCCTTAACGAGTCAGTAGTCACATCATCGTTCTGGAGTGGCATTATCATGCTTGATAGTTTATCTCTAAACCATCTCAAGCCGCTTTCTACTGTTGGCATAACTTATCTCCTAATATCACTATTTTAACTTAAATTCGTGGACTTTGCCACCTGTGTATATATCGCGTGTTGCTGCGTATTTCACGGCCTCTTTTGCGGATTTGCCGAAATCCATTGCTGCCATTGCGAAATATTGTCCCGAGCCAACAGTTAAGTCCTCGGTTAATATCTCGATTGAACAAACGCCATTATTATCAGTATCAACCGAATAAGCATCTCCGTCTGATATTAATATTGCACCACAAGCGGGTCTTATATCAACCTTATCTCCGTGATTAAGTAGCATTAGAGCATCATAGTCACACGATGCACCTGCGAATACCCATAGTCCGCGATCATTTGTTTTCGTTTTGCGTCCTTTATCAGTCTCTATGATATCGCCTCTGGTGTACCGACTATCGACTGCGATTGTTTTTGATTTGTGGTGATATGCGATTGTTGTCACTCTATTTACCTCCCTTTCATATCTTTATTTGCACTGGATCGTGTTGTGCCAAACCAGTATTGCATTGCACCGCCCCACTCTTTAACGACAACACCCAGTAGCATAAATAAAACGTCCTTGCTACCCTCTGGAACCGGCGTATAAAATAGTAAATAGATAATGCCAACAATCACTAATGATAAAACGCCACTCAATACCGCTGGCATTTTACTGTGCTGATGGCTCAATCTTGCATTTTGTTTATCGGCAATAACCGCCTTGGCTTCTTCCATCTTGATTCGCTCAAGTTCGGCTTTGTTATCAAGTTCAATTTTGCGTAACTTAACCGCTGCCTCTGGATCGTTTCTGACAGCCTGGGCGATAGCCTTTGGATTATCTTCAACACCAAATGCTGTTGCTATCACTGAGCCGATTACACCACCAGCAGGGCCGCCAACAACGCTACCGAGTAACGGGGCAAACTCTGCTATCTTTTCGCCTAAACTAGACCATTTCATTTATTTATCCTTTTGCATTTCTGATTCAAGTTGTTTAATTTTGTGTCTGGCTTTTCTGGCCATGTAAACAATACTTGGTTGGCAGCATTTGCAATCTTCTTGACCGCTAATACCAGCTTGGTTTAATGCTTCTTTCGCTGCTGCGATGTCTAAATCTTTAGCTATTCCCATGTTATCCTCTAATGTCTACTTTTTCGCACTTGGTTTTGGCTTTAATGCCCTTTCGCTATAATCACGGTAAAGTTGAGAGCCACAATGCCAACATCTTGCTTTGCTACCCTCACTTACTCGACCTGAGTCGTGACCACATTTACAAGGCTTGAACCATCTATCGTAATCACCTAGCCTACTCATACTCACCTCTAATGTCTGATTATTTAAATTTATGATCAGTGCAAACACCGCGCTTTTTAATTGCGAAACCACCTATGCCGCACCGAAGATTTTTCTCCTGATAGTAAGTTTTTTTATCCCACCCCACAGTGCCTATAGTATCGCTTTTGAAGTGCTTGCAGTTCGCGCACTGTTGCGGATCTGGCTTTGGGTTGTAGTTTTGCTTTATCTTTGCCTCTGATTGTTTACTCATTTTACCACCTCGCCTTAATTTCTCTAACATCCAAATGCACAAATGTATCGTAAAGCCCTAAACCGAGGCTGTGAGGCTTGATGCCGTTTAAGTAGTTATAGACATCATCTGGAGATATTCCGGTTACCACAACGTCTGCTGCTATGCCTAAACGATGTTTACTGCCATCAGCGCCGCCTACTGCTTTGTTATGCGCATCACATCGACACGCCGAGTTAATTACAACTGGTCGGCGGTAATAGGTGCGCAACTGTTCAAGCAGCATTAATAATTCAATATCAACGGCTGCAAATCCGCAATTACATTCACATGCGAACTCATCACGGTAAAAGTGGTCAGATACTTTCATGCTAATCGTCCTCGTCCAAAATGGTTAATTCTTTAACCTCTTTCATCACATAGCGAGTTATGTCAGTTGTTTTCTTTAACTCTTTCCAGCCCCTGCCGACTGCCATTGATTCGTTTGATGCTGTAATTAGAAAGCTATGAGGCGGATATGCAAAGCGGTCTTTGTAATATCTATCAGGTTCGAATGTTACTTTAAATGTGTTTTTCATAATGCCTCCGTTATTTAACCAAAAATAAAAAATAAGGCTATACAGATCACTGTCATTAAAGCGCCTCCAACAACAAAACCTTCAAAGTGTGCAGCGGATTTAATTAAGTGTTCCTCATATTCGTCCATTACATTTCCTTAACTTGTTATCGACTATTTAAAGCATAGCAGGTTATTTGGGCTTTGCTTTGATTTAGATCAAGTTTGCTCAATTTTAAACACATTAATATTATATATTTTATCTGAATAAAATACGGTGATAGCGCGCATCATATTAGCCGCTTCGATAACCTGCGTTTTAACTACCTCGCTAATCGGTGCCGCTTCGTAGTAAAATTTATACTCGTTCATAATCTAAGCCCTTATCCCTTTGCTGCGTAAAAAATTAATCTTATTGCTCATCTGCGCGACATCTTCAAGCAAAGTTATTTCAGCGTTGATTTTGTTTCGAAGCATCTTGTCGCCTGGAATGCTTGCGTCAAACTTTCGCTCGATGAATTTACTGCCTGACCATTTGAGTATAGCGCCCTTGTCATCGCGGCAATATTGGTCGTTGTCGATGGTTACTGTAGGGGATAGCATTATAATTCAACCTTTATTTTAATGTCACCCACTTCCATTTCAGAACCTACCTCAGAGACCCAATCGTCATAGTCTGATTCATCAAGTTGTAGTTCCCCATTACGATTATCTGCACACGCATTCACATAGCCTTGCTTGTAAGCTTCGCGTAATACTTCTTTTAAGTTTTTGACCCGCATACTACCTCCTAAATTATATGGTTGTTGGTAAATGCAATCTTAGCCAGTATTGTCAGCACTGATACGATCCACAAAAATACCGATAGCACTATCCACCAGCCGCCATGAATTACTGCTGGCACAACTGATATTGATGCGATTATCACTGGTAAATACCAAACCATTGCAAGAATTAAAAATAATTTAGTTATTAATGAAGCCATGTTATCTCCTTGCGCCGTTAAGCGCGTTAAGTTTGGTTAAATTGCGTGAATAAAATGGTTGTTGTATTGCAAGCCGACTGGAGCAAACGGGATCGAATCGTCCCATTCACCTTGTGGCTCTTGTGGGTTAATTTTCGGCTGAGCCTGTTGTTGTGCAAATCCCGACTGTGCTTGTTGAAAGTCTTGCGGTGGCACTTGATCTTGATAACCCGACTGACTACCGTTGCGATAATCACCTTGCGATTGCGCCCGTTGTTGCGGTGGCGGTTGGTTAAACCCTGATTGTTGTGGTGCCTGTTGAGCCGGTGCTGCATTGCTACTATAGTTCGCGTTTTCAAGCCGAGGGTTATCCATATGCAATGTAACGTAATTCTTGCCCTGATTCTCGCGCTGCTCAACCTTAATCTTCTCTGCGCTAATGACTACAAACGAACCTTCTGCCAGTGCTGAGTTATAAAATTCAATCGCGCCGGGTGATTTGGCAAATAGCATAGCCGAATAATTCGAGTATGTTTTTACGCTGGTCTTGTAGTCTTTGACCATTTCAGACAACTCAACGATATACATTGTTGATTGGCCATCTTGACCGCAGCCTGTTTTGATATATGGCGGCTTACGTATTAAGCCCGATACTGTGTGCATGTCTTGCTCCTGTTATTTTGCTTTTGATTTTGCCAGCATCTTAGTTAATTTATCTTCAACTTCGCGCTCTATGTTTGACGCTGTATCTAGTTCGTAACATAACTCTATCAACTCGTCATTATCAACACCAAGAATGCTTTCTAAATCGCTAATTAGGTTATATATTCTATCTGTCCTACTCATGTTATTACTCCTGCTTCTGCTTTCTGCTTTTGATGCCATTCTTTTTCGCTATATTGTTAACGCGAGTAGTTGACAGTCCGAATTTTTCCGCTACTTTTTTTCTGATTACTCCATTGGTTAACATTTTGATAATCTCAGTCATATCCCCAGTAGGTATTTCTTTTATGCCTCGCTTAATACCATTTTCCTTGGCAATGCTGCTAATTTTTCCGATTGATACGCCAAATTTTGCTGCGATATCTTTGTACTTCTTGCCCGAATTCAGCATAGCCATGACCCATGCCATATTATCATCGTTGATCTTACTTTTGCGCTTTACTGGTACTCGATCAGCTTTAGTGCCGCTTTTTAAAGCCTCCTTTGCCATCTTTTTAACTTCTTTTTCTACCTCTGCAATCGTTTTAGTTGACCTGACGTATTCATCAACACCCCACCACATCAAGAAGCCGTGGTGATTAACCCAATAATATTGAGAGAACGCATAATAATCCCACTTTTTCGGCTGATTCAATTTGTTATTCCTTGTTGTTGAGACTGTATAGCTAGAGTGAGTTAGCCCAATGACCAATCGGGATTTAATTATCTAGCCAATTTATCGAGTATTTGTTTCATAGCGTCTACGCTGAATCAGCTCGGCTCCGCAAATCTTTCGTTTAGCATCACACTAACAGTTGGCAGTCATACTACGGCAGTTACCTAACTCACTCTGTTATACAGTCTCTATGGTTGATTGTTAAATTAAGCCGCTTTCGATGTCATTTATTACATCGTGAATTTCGCTCGTTAAAGAGCATATTTCATTGGGCAAGTGGTTTAATGTCGATACCAAATTACAAGGTTGCTCTACTTTTTCCCCCGGCTCTACTGGTGTTAGAGTATTAATGCCAAGTCTACACTTGAGATCGCTAATGTGTTGTAATACTTCGCGTACTTGGTTAATTGCATCCAATAAGGCTTCGTGGTTTGGTTGCTTTGATGGTGCTGGTGCGTTACAGGCTGTTTGTGCAGTCATAATTTATCCTAGTTATTTAATAGTTTCACCGCAAAGCCCCACTTAAGGGGCGTTGGGGATTTGGTCATGCTCTCGGTCGTCAATCGGTTACATACTTAAATCTAGGGCTTTACCCTTGCGTTTGCATAATTTATTCCTCGGTTATTCCTTTGCTTTGACTCTCTTAGTATAGCCTATGCGGTGAAAATAAAGTTGATTTAGATCAAGTTTTGGTTAATTTCTGCCTTTGCCGCCTGTCTTTCTGCTTTTTTATTCGGCTCGCAGATATCAGTCCACCAAGCGAAAAATTTACCATAAAATCTAACATGGTGCTTACCGCCTGTTTTATCTTTGTAAAACTTTCGCCCCATAGGTTTCACGTTAATCTCCTTATGTGTTAAATCACTGTAAATATCAAATCATTACCGGTTTTGAAATCGTAGCACTCAACATCGTCAATCGTCGCGCTATCGAATTTATGACAACCGATATCACCTTCACCATGATTAAAATAACAACCCTTACAAACGCTTTCATTAAAGGTAGGTACTTGTTTTAGTGGCGGGTCAAATTCTTTTAATTCAAACATTGTATTGCCCTTATGTGTTAATAGTTAAAGGTTAATCGATTATAAACATCAATCAAGCACCGCACATCATCAATGCAGTATTCGGTTATCTTATCAATGTTGCCTTGTTGGTATTCAGGCCAAACCTTTGAGCCGTCCATGCCCTCAAGCTTCCCCTTTACGCCAAGATAGCCGCACAGGTTATCAAGAGACACTTTACCGTTAAACCCTGACCATTCTTCCATAGTGCAAAAGTTAACAGGGTGGCGAGCGTGTGGTTTGAATTTAAACTCTGGCTTGATTTTATTTATAATGAATCTCTTATGCATAAACGGCAAATCGAAAGCCTTGTTATGTGCAATGAATGTAACGTCAGGCTGGTACTGATCAAACGAATACTTTTCAATCAACCATTGATTGAGTGATGTTAGTATCGTTTTTTCGCCACCAGTAAACGATGCAATCTTGCCGCCAGTGCTGGCACATATACAGCAAATTTGACCTTTAGCGCCATCAAATGAAGTTTTAAGCCACTTTTCTTTAGCTTGCTGCTCCTTGGCTTCGTCACCAAACTTTTCAATCCATAACTCTTTTAGCTCGGGTACGGTTTTAAACTTGCCATCCGAACCGAGATCCAAAGCGTCAATTAATTTTGGCTTAGTTAGGTCTGGAGCCTTCACGGTTAACTCCGATTTTATTAAATCTACTGCTCCAGGCGTTTGGTCTGGAATTGTCTCAATGTCTATAAAGATGTTCATTTTAATAGTCCTTCGATATATTTTCGGTATTGATCGTCAGTAATTTGATTAAGCTGACTCACGCCAGACTTGATATTACCAACCCACACTAGATCGTTTTCAGTTGGCTTTTTCTGCTGTGCAAACTCTTGCTTCAACATTTGCACATATTTATTATCGTCATACTTGCCAAGGAATACATCAGCGTTAAACCCGATAAGTGAAAGACACTTTGTCACACCGTCAGTCGTGGCTTTTTTAAAGCAATCAGTATCTTTCTTCTTTTCGGCATTGTCGATAAATAACGAGGCTTGCCCCCATTGGTCGAATGTGTTGGACTTATTTGTGTGCCACATCCGAATAAGTAAAGCCATTTCATTTGTTGGCAAATATTCAACACGCTCAACACTCCAACCCCACCCGATACCAACGGGCCCGAATTTAGCTGTTGCATTTTTCATCTGCTGGTAGGGGTCAATTGCGGTAATTTTACGCCCAAACGTGACTGGTTTAGTGTGCGCTGGATTGGTCTTTTCGACACTTAGCCACAACTCTAGGTTATCCATTGCTCTGGCACTCCCCATGCTGATATTCAAGACCTGTTAAGCGGTCTATTGCCTGGTCATATCCCATGTGATGCTCAAGAATCAGGCTGTATTGCCCTTCGTCCAGAATCTCTATATGGATATTCTGCTCGATATCGTCAAACTCACCAGCAGCCAAGTCACGGAGCTTTGTCAGTGCTTCAATGCCATCGGCTAGTGCGTGTGATAAAAACTTGTTAAACTTCATCTGTTCGCCGTTAATCGTTACTTTAAGCATTTGATTGCGCCTCTGCTAGTTGAGCCTCAAGTTCGACAATTCGCTTATCTTTGGGGCTGGTCATATTAACCTTAACCCTAGCGTTGGCTTCTGCCAGTTGCTCGGGTGTTGACTTAATGTCAGCATCAAACGTTTCCATTAATTCGAAATCATTGCCGACATATGGGCGTGATAAAATCAGTTGTCCGTAATCTGTCGCGTATAAATATAATTTAGTTTTCATCTTCGTTCCCCTTGTTAGTAGTTATCAGTGTAGTCTAGTTTTTAATTGCTGCTTTGATTTAGATCAATTTTTTCGTGATTAAACTGATCACACTTAACTATTGCAATATCTTCATGGCCAACAAAGGTGTTGACGTTACGGTAAATTGACAACTTACGCATTGAGCTAAAATCCAAACCAGAGCAATCCTTATGCTTACTTTCGCATGCGGCACACATTCCACCTTTAGGTTGGTATTGCACAATCTATCTCCTTTGTTCTGTTATTTATTTGGGTGGAACCACATTCAGCAGGTCATCAATTTCTTTTTCAAGTTGATTGATTAGATGTATTGTACTTTCAGCCAAATCAACACAACACACTGTTGCAAATCCTTCGTTGCCATTACCATCCTCATAAGCAACTTCAAATTCAGGGTGGTCTAAGTCACTTGGCTCATAAGATGCCAGTGTTTCAAGTTGGTATTTAATGTTTTCTTTCTCGGTTAACATAACTATTCCTCTATTTGATTTATTTCGGTGCCTTGCTTGGTAGTTCTATTCACTTCCTGCGGCTTGGCTTGATCAGCATAACTGGTTGTGTATGTGATCTTGTTGCATCGTTTGCAAGATTTAAACTGGGCATTGTTTGCATATCCCTTTACCGCTTCGCCATATTCGTTCCAATCATGCCATCCGATTCTGCATCTTAAACTGCTCATTTTATTCATCTCCGTTTGTATTTATTTAGTTACTTGGCGATACATTTTTTTAACGTCATTAACATGCATAACAAACAATGCATCTGAACCGTCAACCTTGATCCATAATTCATTTTCAATAACGTGGTCAACAAGCAGTAAGTCACTATCAAATGTAGTCGCTACTACATCGCCTTTAATTATTTGGTTGCTCATTTTATTCATCTCCGTTGTATTTATTTAAGCATAGACTATTATTCGGGATTAACTTTGATCTAAGTCAAGCTTCTCTGTGTTAATTCTAGTCTGTATTTATGCCAAGTAGTTTCATTCATGAATAGACCCTTATCAGTCCTCAGAACTTGTCCATCTTCGATTGTTTCTTTGAATTCATATTCAATTTTATATTTCTTGAGCAAAGGAAAACTAAACAATCTTTCCCGCCATGTTCTCTTGACTTTCTTCTCACACTTAACCGATGGTGTGATAGTAACTGGTACGCCACCAAAGCATTGTGGGCCGATATAATTTTGCATAATTACTCTCCAATTATTAATACACTTAGTTTAGCGGGTTATCTGAATTTAACTTTGATGTGGATCAAGTTTTTAGCATCTCGTTTAATATTGAGTGCCTCATTGACTCCCTAAACTCGCTAGGTTCGTCTAGATTAGCCAGCTTCTTTGCTGCTTCAATATTTTTATGCACATTTTCTTCGGTTAGATTGAAACCGCTAATGGCAATAGTTACTGCCATGTTCTTTCCCTCGAAATCATTATCAATTATTATCTTTGATAATTTTTGTTGATCTCCTTGATTGCTTGCGGTGGCAATTTCTTTCATTAAGTCCAATTCGTTCATAATCATTTCCTTTTAATGTAGTCATTTAACTATAGTTTTTTTGCGGTGATTTTATTTTCCTAACTAACACCTTCATTAAAATCAATTGCCATTAATTTGGCATCAGATAAAGTTTTAGCTACCCACTCACCACGACCACATTTAACGGTGTGGAAATCATCTTTAAATAGAGTTTCCTCTGGTAAGTCAGCACAATTTTTTTCACCCTCCATCACATCAACAATGTCATCAATGCCTTTTGCTATTGCCATTTTAATTGGGGTGGTCAGTATTCTTATGCCGCTTCTATCCTCTAAAATTTGGCATTCGTCTTTATGTTGCTGGGCGCAATCTTCACTAATATCAACAAAGAAATTATAACGATCTTCTATAAGCTCTTCTGGGGTTGATGCTACATAAGCACAATCACCTTTCTTGCACTCAGATCCGATTGTAAAGCCAAAAATAACTCTATAACTCCAACCGTACCACTTATTGTCTTTAGGGCTAAAGCCTACGCCATGCGTTAACTCTTGAGTAATTTCTCTATCGGCAAGGAATTTTAAATTATCTTCCATGCCGACAAGTGTCATATAGCTGTCATCAAACTTACTGTAATAAGTTGGACTGCCATTAGCCATTTTACTATCACCAATGTATGCTACCTTTTTTATAAAATCTGTTAATTTCATTTTATCTTGCTCCGTTTATTTAATTACACTTAGTTTAGCGGGTTATCTGGAATTAACTTTGATCTGGATCATGTTTTGTTAATGTTTTTGATTTACTTTATCGGTGTTGACTATATTAACATAAGTTGTTAAGATTAGATAAGCTTAAATAAAGGAGAACAAAAATGAGTAAATCAATTCGAAGCTTGAATTTATCAAAACGGGTAATTGAACTATTAGAGAAAAAGGCCAAGCAAGATGATCGGTCTGTTTCTTGGGTAGCTAATAAGATACTTAGCGAAGTGTTGGAAGGGAAATAAAAAACGGCCCCTGCAAAGGCCGCTGATTAACTTAACTAATGAGGTATTGTAACAGTGCATTACTATCAATTCAATATTAAAGACTACTCGTTTGCGACCATGCGAATGTCACTAATGGAAGATTTAGCATTCAGGCGAATGTTAGACCTTTATTATGAGACAGAAAAACCGCTTTCATGTGAGCTTGCTAGGATAGCAAAATCAATAGGCATGAGTGAATTCCAGGAGGAAGTGAGAACTGTACTCAATGAATTCTGGCAGGAAACTGATGACGGATGGATAAATGATCGCGCCTCCATTGAAATACAAAAATATAAATCAAAGGCTGGTACGGCAAGGGCTAACGGGAAATTAGGTGGTAGACCTTCAAAACCCAAAGATAACCCAGAAATAACCCAGTCGGTTAATTTAGCTAACCCAGAAGAAACCGGATTGAAAGATAACCATAAACCAATAACCAATAACCAAGAACCATTAACCAATAAAATACCTTATCAACTAATCGTTGATGCATTCCATGGATCTTTACCAGAGTTACCAAAAATTTCTAAATTGAACGAGTCTAGAAAAAAGCGCATTAAGCATATCTGGATTGTTGAGAAGTTCGATTCACCAGGAGAGTGGAGTAAGTTTTTCAGTTACATAAATGATTCGGATTTCTTAATGGGTAGATCTTCAAGTTGGCAGTGCAATATAGATTGGATATTAAAGCCTGCTAACTGGCTTAAAATAGTAGAGGGCACCTATGAAAACAACACCAAGTCAAACGACCAAGATATTTTGCAAAAATCAGCCAACAGTGATTGGCACTTACAAGACCAAGGATTTTAACATGAGAGACTTAGCTGAAATTGGCAAGACACTGCAAAACTACAAACCTGATGAAATTATTATTGATGACTTCGCTAAAAATATAATCAATAAAGTATTTGATCAACTATCCTTAATATTCCCAGCTTGGAAATATAACTGGAAAACAGATAAAACCTTGAATGCTGCAAAGATGGAATGGACGAAAGCATTTAACGAGAGTGGCATTAATACTCTGGCCCAAATCAAGTTTGGATTTGCCAAGGCTCGTAAGCACGAATCAGACTTTCTACCATCACCCGGTAAATTTATTTCATGGTGCAAGCCATCACCAGAAGATTTTGGCTACCCCGATGCGCATAAGGCCATGCGAGACTGCTTTGAATATCAAGACTCCGATCGGTATTTTAGTAATAATGGGCTTGGTCAAAAAACAGTATCTAAGCGACCACTTATTGTTGATTTGTGTAAAAAGATCGACTGGTTTGCATTTAGGAGGATGGAATCGAATCAGGCAGATAAGTATTTTAATGATCAGTACCAAAGCCTTATAAACTCTGGCTATGTCGAGCCTGAACCCTCATTTGATGATCACCAATTACCAACGCCAGAAACCGTCAAGGCTGGCATGTCTGAGCAGCAAAAGGCAGATAGCAAGCAGCGGAAAATGGACATGATCAAAGACATTAAAAACAAACTGCGCGGCAAAGCTTAACGATGACTCATGAGCACTAGGGTTTAATGTATAGCTTTTAATGGAGAGGGTAAATTATGAAGAATAAACTATTTGTAAGCTTTTCTGGTGGGGAAACATCGGCTTCTATGTGCGGTATATTGCAATGTAGTGGATTTGATGATTATGACATAACCTATATATTTGCAAACACAGGCCAAGAAAATGAAGAAACACTTGAATTTATTGAGAAGTGCGATAAGTTATTTAAGTTGAATGTCGTGTGGATCGAGGCCGTTGTAAGTCCAATTAAGGGTAAGGGTGTTAGGCATAAAATTGTTGATTTTGAAAGTGCATCAAGGAGAGGGGAGCCATTTGAAGAATTAATTAAAAAGGAGGGCATCCCCAATAGAACATCACCGCATTGCAGCAGCAGACTAAAAAACTTACCAATAAATGATTATATAAAATCAACTGGCGCACAGAATTATAAAATAGCGATAGGTATGCGCGCAGATGAGCCAAATAGAATTCTATCAAAAATCAAACGCGATACATTAAATTTGATAGGTATTGATCCAGATGAATGGAGGATGCTTGATAAAATAAGCAGACTTTCAAAATTACAGCGCGCTGAAAAGATTCTATTGTATATAAATAATAATTTCAAAACACAAAAAGAAAGAGATATATTTAACAGGAAGATTGACTCATTAAAGAATCATAAAAACAATATTATTTACCCGTTGTGCGATTTTGTTCAATACGACAAACAGGATGTTAATTCATTTTGGGAAGATCAAGATTTCAGGCTTGAGCTTGAAGATCATGAGGGTAATTGCAAGACTTGCTGGAAAAAGTCAGATAAAAAATTGTGGTTGATTGCAATAGAGTCTCCAGAGCGGTTTGATTTTATGCGTGACATGGAGAGGAAATATAAGAATGTGAATCCAAAAAGACAAGAGTTTTTTAGAGGGAAAAGAACCACCATAGATTTATTTAATCAATCAAAAGAATTAGATGCCATAACATTGCGCATGATGATTAAATCACGTAATGACTCAACATCTGGATGTGGTGAGAGTTGCGAACCATATCAAGAGGATTTTTTTATTGACACAGATTACAACGCAACTGATTTTTAGGTTTATTTGTTGTTCGTGTTATAATTGATGCGCCAAGTAACTAACCGAGGAAATGTCATGGCAAAGAAGGCGAGCAAACCAAAAAAGGGAGTAGCCGGAAAGAACACCGGCGCAAAAGCAAGAAAAGCCATCCGTAAACAAGTTAAAAAGGGATCTACACTTAAGCAGATTGGAACTGCAACAGGTAGGGATGACGGAACAATAGGCCGAATAGAAAGCGGCGAAATTAAAAACCCACCAGCAGACCTTGCCGCTAAGGTATCTAAAGCAAAGGTCACAAAGAAAAAGAAGAAGTAACACTCTTCTGATAAAAAAGGGCTTAATTGCTCTTTTTTTATGCCTAAAACTTGATCTAGGTCAAAGCAATTTTAAATAGATGGGCTATAGTTAAGCAATGCAACTAAGGGTAAATAATGGAACGATTTAAAATTAAAGAGCAGAAGCCGCCGTTTGATAATTTTCTACAGGTCATGTTTGACGATAAAGAAATTTCTATTGCTGATTTAGTTCGCATGGCTAATATTCTTGAAGTTACGCTGACCAGGCTAGGGTACAGCGTTTCGTTACCAAATAATAAGGATATGTGATGACCAATAAAAAATATGACGTTATTTATGCCGATCCACCTTGGAAGTATGGTAGTAAAGGGCCGCGATCTGGCCGGTTTGGCAAGTTGGACTATAGCGCTATGACGATTAGAGATTTGTGTAAAATGGATGTTAATTCAGTTGCCGGCGAGAACTGCGTGCTTCATATGTGGGTAACTGGCGCATTTATGGAAGAGGCAATGATTGTTAGTGGCGCGTGGGGGTTTAGGTTTATTCGCGTCGACAAGGTGTGGAACAAAAAGAAAGCCAGCGGAAAACCACACGCAGCTTGCGGGCCATGGGGAATGTCCGACTGTGAATTTATATTACTATTCGTTAAGGGTAGTATGTGCAGCAAACAGAAAGGCAAGCGCAACCAGTATGTGGGTACTGACGAGGTTTATCCGGGCGTCCACTCAAAAAAACCAGACCTATTTCGTGAGCAGATAGACGCAAGGTATCAAGATGGAATGATTAAACTTGAAATGTTCGCCCGTAGTGCTGCGCCTGGTTGGGATGTATTTGGTGATCAGGCTCCCGGCTCTATTTCGATAGGCCAAGTGGAATCATGATCGAATTAATAAAGGCTTATTGCCGATAACTTAGGATATAACATGATAAGTTGATCTGCATCAATGTTTTATTTTTAATAGCGACTATATTGTAGGTACACACACAAGTAGAGTAATGATTATGAAAAAATATGAATTCACAGGAAAAGAAAAAGTTGAGTTTGGCCGCAAATTAAAGCAGATTATTTGTGTTAATGCATTTGGTTGCATTTCAGTTGGTGATATCGGCGGATGGATCGAGGCAGAAAAAAACCTTAGTCATGATGGTGATTGCTGGGTATCCGACAACGGCAGGGTATCCGACAACGGCAGGGTATCCGACAACGGCAGGGTATCCGACAACGGCAGGGTA